ATTGCTCCTTGTGTTGATGTCGGTTAAGAGAGAGGATAATTTCAAAAAGCAATTTAATCATGGAATGGTGTATTTAGTCAAGGATTTAGTCAAGGCAGAAAGTGAGGGATAATATGAATGTAAAAGATTTAGATGGCGCAAGATTAGTTGTATGGAAACCAAAGACAGTGCTTTGTCCTCCAGATTGCGGTGGCGAGGAATTTGATGAAGTTGAATACGAAGCACATTGTCCAGTCTGCGATAGAGCTTTTGAATTACTTGATAAATATAATTTCTGTCCAACTTGCGGAACAAAAATTTGGTTAGATGTAGAGGCTCCAATCATACATGGCAGAAAGTGAGGGCTGAGCGATGACTAACACAAATAGAGCTTTCGGTATGATGGCTTATTGCCGTGGTGTTCTGAACACGTTAACCCCTGACATAGAAAAAGCTAAGATAGCTTTAGAAAGCAGGGATCCTGACGATATAGAGTTGGATATCGGGCTTGCTGAGGCGAGACTTGAGGCGGCATTGTTCCAGCTTATAAGGGCACGTAAGATACTGCAGTCAGCACAGGGGCTGATTAAAGGGGAGGACGGAGAATGAGCAAATTCAGATTCTGAAAGATACAAAGTTAAATACTATGGTGAGCTGTGGAAGGAGGGGTTAGCCTTTGGACTGCGATAAGCAAGTATACAGTAGGCAGGATGATATGGACGATTACATCTGCCAGAGGGATAGACTTCTGTGTCTGTACCTCGGTACAGAGTGGTCATGCCCATATCACCAGAGAGGAAGGTCAGACGATGGCGAGGAAGATGTGGGAGCTTAATAAGAGTGAGCCTATAGATATATGCCCCGAGTGCGGTAGTGATAGGATCCTTACGATCAAGTCGAAGTACCGAAAAGAGGGGCATAAGTGGAGGCGTAAGCAGTGCGAAGCCTGCGGCGCCCGATTCAGTACATTGGAGGTAAGAGTTAATGATCGAGATGACAGTTAAGGATGTTCTTAAGAACCTAAAGGACTTCGATGGGTGGGACTATGGTCACTACAACCTGAGGGAATATGAGTGTGCTGTGATCATACCTATCCTCGAGAAGGAAGTGCGGAGCCAAGAGGAGGTGTATAAGGATGATCAGTAGCATTATTGTAGCAGGCTTCCTTCTGGGAAGCCTTGGGAAGGATCCTTCCCAGGCTATCCCGGCTGGGATACCAACTAGCGTGATATGTGAGATGACAGATGAGTGCGTGCCTCTTGAGGACGCATATACAGAGAGTGAGCTTAAGCTGATATATCAAGTTGTTGAGACTGAGACGCACTGCCAGAGTGCTGAGAGTAAGAGCCATGTGGCTAGCGTGATCTTCAATATGATCAATCATCCGACTAAGCGATTCGGTAAGAGCGTTAAAAGAATAATCACCTGCCCGAACCGGTTTTGCGTCGGCCGGAATAAAATAACAGAGAGCACACGGGAAGCGGTCAAGATGGCTTACGAGGAGAACACGGCTCCGGGGTGCTACGCCTTACACAGCAACAGAAGGCACAAGAAGAGGTTCAGCGGATTCAGTTATAAGTTCAGTGATGCCGCGGGGCACCACTTCTATGGTGAGTAGATTGTCTGATTTCTCTCGAAAATTTCTTGAAAAAAGTTGAAAAAAGTTGTTATAGGGTCATATATGACCCTATACTTTTTTTTAAACGTGCTAAAATAGCAATTATGGAGGTGTGCGATATGGACTGGAAGCGTAAGTTAACAAGCAGAAAGCTGTGGCTCTCGATAGCCTCATTCGTGTCAATGATGATCGTCTACTGTGGCGGATCGGAGAACCAGGCATCACAGACAGCGGCGCTTATCATGGCAGGTGCTACCGTGATAGGCTATCTGATAGCTGAGGGCTTAGCTGACTCAGCTAATGCCGGGAAGGATGATAGCGATGGGAATTGATACGATCATCGTAGCGTGCATATCGCTTATAGGCACTCTCGCGGGGAGCTATTTTAGTAACCGCAAGAGTCAGATACTTATAGCCTACCGGTTGGAGCAGTTAGAGGATAAGGTCAATAAGCACAATAACCTTATCGAGAGGACATACAAGCTTGAGGAGCTTACGGCTGTTCAGGAGGAACAGATCAAGGAGCTCAATAAGAGGATAGGGTGATCTTATGGCTAACAAGGATCGCTATAAGCAGTTCGTTGAGCCGAATCTTGACAAGATAGCCAAGATGGCTGAGACCATGACACAAAGGGAGATAGCTGATGCGCTGCATGTTGGCTATAGCACATTCAAGACTTACATAGCCAAACACAAGCCTTTAAAAGACGCTTTAAACAGAGCAGTGCCTGCCAAGGCAAAGCTCGGAGAAGGCGCTATCCTTAGACTTATTGAGGGCTACTTCTACGAAGAGACTAAGGTTATTGAAGAGCTCGATAAGGAGTCAGGTGAGATGGTCGTTACCAGAAGGGAGACATTCAAGAAGTATATGCCGCCAAGTGTGGCAGCAGTCAATCTCTTCAACAAGAACTACTTACCGGGTTGGGCTAATGATCCGCAAGCCTTAGAGCTACGCAAGAGGGAGCTTGAGCTTCAGGAGAAGAAGATAGAAGAGCAGAGTTGGTGATTGGTATGTACACGCTTGACACATTCTACAGATCAGACGAGTGGAGGAGATTCCGCGATATAGTGATAGCTGAGAGGCTTACGCCTGACGGCTTAACGGTGTGCGAGTGCTGCGGTAGACCTATCGTAAGGGCCTACGATATCATTCTGCACCACTGTAACACGTTCCTGACTGAAGAGAATGTCAACGATGTTCAGATATCTCTGAACCCTGAGAACATACAGATCGTCGACCACAGCTGCCATAACAAGATCCATGGCAACTACGGTCATAAGCGTAGAGAGGTGTTCCTTGTGTACGGATCGCCCTTATCGGGTAAGACATCATACGTGGAGAGCGTAAGGGAGCGCGGCGATCTCGTGATAGATATAGACTCTATCTGGCAGTGTGTCTCTGCCTGTGATAGATATGTTAAGCCACAGAGACTTACATCTGTGGTATTCGCAGTTAGAGACACGATGCTTGATGCAGTCAAGCACAGGCTTGGTAAGTGGAACAACGCATACATCATCGGCGGGTATCCATATCTGTCTGAGCGTGAGAGGATCATGAGAGCCTATGGAGCCAGAGAGGTGTTCGTTGATACGCCGAAGGATGAGTGCATATCCAGGCTAAAGGCCTGTGCTGACAGAGAGTATGACGAGTGGATTAGATACATAGATGATTGGTGGGAGAAGTTTGTTCCTGGAGGTAGCCGATGAATAAGTGTTTGAATTGTGGCAAAGATATAAAGATTAAATCCCACCATAAGGGTGGCGTTAGAAAGTATTGTAGCAAGAGCTGTATGGCTGAGCATAAGCATTTTATAGACTATAAATACACTATATGCCAATACTGTGGCAAAAGCTTCAAGGAAAAGCGGGAGCAGCCTAACCTATTCTGCTCTAGAAGTTGTTCAGCTAAGTTCACATACGCTGAGAATGCATATAAGAAATCAGCTAAAGAATTTCATGACAGCGAATTGCTTGAAGAATACAGAGAAGCCTTAGCCAAATTAGAAGAGCTACGATATCGTATAGAGCATGAAAAAGTGTGCGCTACCTGCGGAAAGATATTTATGGCGGCCAACTCCAAAACACTATGCTGCTCGCCTGAATGTTCTAGGGCTAGGGATAACCGGCGCAGGGATGGGCGCATTTATAGAAACGGTGAGCCTGACCTTAGCATAAGTCTAAGTCGACTTTATGCAAGGGATAATGGGATGTGCCAAATATGCGGAGCGCATTTGACCTTTAGCGATAACTACAATTCTGACGAGTATCCAACCATTGACCACATAATGCCCTTAAGTCGTGGAGGCTTACACGCCTGGAATAATGTACAGCTGGCTTGCCGAAGGTGTAATACTATGAAGGGGAATAAGCTTATTCAGTATACCCCCGCCGAATAATTTTTGACTCGATCGAAGGGTAG